GGAATTCAATAGGTCCTCGAATACCCTCGTTGTTTGTATTTTCATTCTCTTTTTTTTCTAACGCTTCTTTTAACCTATCGTTAAATAGTTTCGTGTAATGTTTTTTTTGTTGGTCAATAAACTTGTTTCTATTCTTCAATCTTTTTCTGTGGGCTTTCTCCCCACCTCTCTTATGACTCTTTGGCATAACTTCTTTTTGATATAATGTTTTTATGGAACTTAACCGATGGTGTATCTTGAATGGATTGTTCCCATACCTTGTCTGTTAGAATATTCATCTCTGATATCACCTGTTCTTTTAGTAGGGGTTTTTTTAAGAACAAGGTATACTCAATTTTGGTATATGATTTACCAGTAAAGACAAAAGAATCTGATATATCTTTTGTGCAGATGAACCTATCATAGAATAGGTTCTTATTGATTGAATTGGACAACGCTCTTGAAATGTTTTTGATGGTTGTATTCATCGCTTTATCCTTGTCCTCATCACCTGTCTCGATTGTTCCTTTGAACTCCAAGTAACACGCTTTCATTGTCTGAGCATCCATCGTTCCTGACTTAACTTGAATGTTTGGATACTGCTTAATTGGAAATGTTGTTTGTCTTGAATTACTCATTTGGTTCTTCCTCAATTTTTGTTTTTAGAATCTCTATTTGGATTTTATTATTGGAATCTAATTTGTCTCCACCTGTCGTGATGTCTACCTTCTTCTCAGCATTCCATTCATCCTTAAATCTATTTCTCATTATAAGAGAATAAAGATTAGAATTTAGATTCTTTGATTCACCATTCTTGAATCCCTTTCTTGGTATTGATGACCACCAAGTGTGAGATAATTCTCTGAACTCAGAAACGGCTTCGGAAAATTCTGGTTCATTTTGTAATAAAGAATAGAATGTATCTTTTGTGATTCCAAGTTTTACTCTCAGGTCAACATCAAACATACCTTCTTGACCCATCTCTTGGCAGATAAGTTTCCAGTTTTGTGGTAAGTCATTTAAGTTTTTAAGTGGTCTGCCTACTGGATTCGTATTGTTCATATTCAGTTAGTTTTTGATTTAGGTGTTCCATTCTTGATTTCACTCTCTCCCAACAGGAAGCACAACTTGGAATTAGTTGTTCTGAGAAATGTGAGTTATGGAAATTCAATGTCCACTTTCTTTCTTCCGCTGAGTTGGTAACACCCCTCACATAGTTTATGGCTCTATTAATTTCTTCCCTTGAATAGTTTGGTTTGGAAGGTTGAGAGATGACTGTAATATCCCCTTCTCTAATAATTTGTGGTTTTGATTGGACTTGTTTTGATTTACAATTACATCCCATTGTCTAAAAAATTTTGTCTTGCAGTTCTTAAATCTCTGCGGTATGAGTTTATGTCTTTTGATACCGTATTGGGGGGAATGGTTGTTCTCTTAGCGGTATTCTTGATTGAACAATCTTCTTCAAGATAGATTTGAAATAGACGAGCGAAATACCACTTATCTGTTTTCTTGTCTTGTGTTATCTTGTTATTCACCCATTCAATGTTAATTGGTGATTCCCTATATTCAACATCAGGCATATCTATATCCTTGAATTCAATGAATTGATATTTCTTGTATTGATGATAGTAGGGAGAACTCTTTGAAGAATAATTGTTTCTAACTATTCGTGCAAAAAAATACAACCTCTCTTGGTCAGGGAGAGAATACGCTCTCTGATTTTTGAGAAGTTGTTCTATACATAATTGAAGTAGGTCATCGACATCATCAGACCTTGTAATCTTATTACAGATTAGTTTTAATTCTTTAAGGTTTTCTTCTATCCACTTATTCAAGATAATTTGGTTTACTTTCCTTTATACAAAACCCTATTGTAATATTTTCCTTCTGGTGTCCAAAAATCTTCTACTCGTTGGAGTGCACCTTTAAGAACTAATTTTCTTACTTTATCTCTTGTGATGTTTGGAGAAATGTTCAATTTCATTCCCAAGTCAATGTTGGATAAAGTTGAATAAGGTTTGTCTGAGTTATCAATATCCTTAACGATAATATCAAAAACGGCTTGCTCTCTTGGATTTAATTTCATATATTTTTTTTTATAAGTATAGGTAAAGTTGGGTGAAGTATCAATCTTCTTTTGGAAAATATTTATATTCAGAACAATCTTGGTTTAACTTATCCAATGTTCTCTTGAAGATATCTGCTATCTCATAATTTTCCTGTTCTTCTGATTTCTCTATTGTTCCTTGAATCTTATCAATATACATCCAAATAAGTTTTGGTTCTATTTGTAATGCTCTTTTGTAGTGATTGGTAATAACATCAGATATGTGTTCTTTATCTTCTTCTTTTAGTTGAAAATATTCTCTCACATCTGTGTTCAAATACTTGTTCAAAAAGTTATTAAATTCTTCCATATGGTATACTATAAATACTTTATTATAAATTGAATTTTTCTTGAACTTTCAATAATTGCATTTCTAATTCTTTATCTATATCTTTATCTTTCTCTTTATCTTTATCTTTCTCTTTATCTTTCTCTTTATCTTTCTCTTTATCTTTCTCTTTATCTTTAAGGTTTTGTGGGTTAGGTTGGGTTTCAGGAAAACCCATTGGGTTATTTTGGGTTTTAGGTCTACCACCTAATACTCCATTTCTCTTGTTTGTTTCAACTTTCTTTGAATAATTCTCTGATTGAATTTCAAAGTCACGGCGAATTACCATAAAAATACCCAAGATAAGCGGGTCGGTTATTGTGGGTTCTTGTCCGTTCTTAAATAACCCAACCGATTTGATTAGGATTCCTGCTTGTTCATCGGTCAGATTTTTCATCAGTTCAAAGTGACTGTCGTAGATTATTACATTTTTCATTTATCTTTTTTTTTTGGTTCAGTATGTTTAGTATCTATAAGTATATCATTTACAATAAAAAGAATCAAGTTTATATTTATTAATATGAAAAAATGTAAGAAATGTGGAATAGAAAAACCACTTGAAGAATTCGGTAAAAGAAAACTTAACTACGATGGTCTCAATGGACAATGTAGAGTGTGTGAGAGTGAGTATGGTAAAATGTATCGTCAAGGTTATAGAGCAAAAAACGATGAAAGCAGAAATGTTGATTCAAGTCACATAGATATGAAAGGTATCAGGAAGTCAGAATGGTGCCACACTTACAGAATCCTATCTAAAATCGGTTATAATCCTGAAATGGATATACACTCCCAATTTATAGAAAGACACCCTAATTTGGTCTTAAAACCCCGTCCTGCAAAAAATGTAAAACACTTCACTTGGGAGGACTGTAAATAAAAAACCCCCATCATTACGACAGGGGTTTTATCATCAAGAAACAACCACTATAACAAAGACATAAGAATGATGATACCGATAACAAATCCGATAAGTTCAGGGACATAAGATTTTTGTTTAACCTCTTGAACCTGTCCATTTGGTGAAGTCAAAGCCTTCGAGATGGCGGTAATAATATTTTGGATGTGTTCGTTTGCATTTTGAACCTCAACCCAATTGTCGAACGCTCCCAACTTTCTACGGACCTCAATGGAAATCTCGGTCTTAGTTGGAGTAACCTCTGTGAGATTGATGTCGATAAATACACCAAGAGACAGGAACTCTGACGCTTCGAATGTATACTGATTGAACATTGGGTTCTGTGATTGAACACGATATTTGGTAAAAACCTTTGGAATGGTAAGAACACAGTCCTTTACCTGAGACATAGGGAAATCAATAGTGACCTTTTTGGTCGGGTTGGCGATTGCTCCAATCATAGTTATAGTTGTTCAGATTTTGTCCTGTCCCCGATGTTTATTGATGGTTAAGAAAATAGACCTTGTAATACTCCAATGAGGAAGGTAATGATAATACACCACTTCACAAAACCCCACACCACATTGAATATACCATCAATACCTGATGACCTCATAACTCTGTTTGCTCCTCTTGAACCAACAGTATGACCGAAACCTCTAACAATAGATTTGAATAACATAGTAGAACCTGCCTGAGTTGTGGACACACATTGAACAGATACGGTTCTCTTACCAATACAAGGTTGACTTGTAGTAGTTTGGTTGGATACTGGAAGGATGTCTGTTTTCTCACAAGACATAAGGGCAATTGAGGCGATTGCGACCATAAGGAATTTTTTCATTGTTTCTTGATTTTGATTGTGAACTACAAAGTTATATTAAGATTCTGATTCCACCAAATTATTCTCATAAAGTTCTTGAAACCAATCTTGGAATTCTTCAATATTTTTATGATAGGCGTCAATCACAGTATAAACACAATATTCAGAGTCAGATGCGTGTTCCTGTAATTCATCCTTCACATAAAAAAGAATATCCTCGACTGTATCACTATCCAATCTTTTATAATCTGATAGGAATGAATAGAACATTTGTTCATACTTGTCTAAGAGAGTATCTCCATCGTGATAGTATGCAGGACTTGATTCTGTCCAATTGTTGAAATAAGTCATTACGATTTGTCTATCTTCTTTGGATAGTTCCATCAATTCTTCAAAATTGTTTTGGATTAAAGTATTGGTCATTGTTATTAGTTTTTATCGGTGAAATAATCGTTATAAGAATAATTGTTCATTGCGGCAACACCAACGATTGAGAAGTAGGTTTTCATATCACCAACCCAATCTACAAACTTAATTTCCTTGTTTTCACAATCGACCCATAGAACTGAACCGTCATCGAAAACCCACTCACCAATACCATCTTGTATTGTGTGGACAGGTTCTGCAAGGAAAGCAGATACCTGTGAAATAATCCATACATCTACTGTTTTTTTATTTTTCATTGTTTCTTGATTTTATACGAAGTTAGGGGATTGTTTTGATTCTGCACGCATTTCAGAAATAATTTTTTTCATTCTTCCTTCGACATTTTCTTCACCTGTGATGTGTTGCCAAGTGCAAGCCATCGCAACGGCTTTATTCCAATCCGAAATGATTGTTT